CCCCGCAAGCCTTAACACCCGTAGTAAAACTCCGGATCGAGAAGTAGGTTTAAATACCACCTTCTCCTGTTAAGGCGGGCTCTGGCCAGAAGCTTATGACGTGAATTCACGTTATTGCTGATAGCCAGAGCACTTGGCACACCGCCACCAATGCGTTTCTTCACCCAACGTGTTATACACTTGGCGTGCTTGAACGCAGAGGTAATCTTTGAGGAACAAGGGGGGAGTGGCAGATCTCCGAAGAGAAACGACTGGGAAATCAACGATGTCTCGTTCGACATCCAGTTCCCTACATGCCTTGACACCCGAGGTTCGGTAGAACGAACCTTCGAGAACTCGGCAAGTCCGAAGACCACTTCCCTCCTCAGGATCTCCTCAGCGCCCTCCCGTGCAAGGAGGGCGGCGCGGTCATTTGACTCCATCCATGATGGAGGCCCTATGGGCAGCTGCTCACATTCGGCTCCGTAAAGGAACCGGCCGAGAGCAAGCCTCAATTTAAGTGGTGCGGAAATCCGCGCCACCGAGCCGCGCCTAGGCGGAAGACCCGCGCCCCCAAGGGAGCGCGGGAGAACCGGGGCTACACCCGATCGGAACGACGCGCTCCATGCACCTGCATGGATCGTGCGAAGCACCTTTCGGGCCCGGTTCGCCCTTCCGTCTGTTGTTGCAGATCCTTCGTAGGACTCTCCGATCTCATCGATCGAAGGGCCTACGAGTCCCCTCAAAGGTATCCCACCAAACCACCGAACGGTGGATCGAGACTCACCATGACGCGGCGGGACAACGCAGAAAGACATTTCTGTGAAGTTACCCGCATAGTGAGAGATAAAATGTTTCCCAGCCGAGAACTGGCCTCCGCAAGCGGAGACCAAATCATGGTACTGGTTAACCATATCCCGAGGCCAAGAGCCGACCAGGTCATCACCTCCAATAACGGAGGCGAACCTAGCGGCTTCTCGAGCTCGGCTCGATCCCACCCGACGGGCGCTTTCATTCACCCACCAAAGGTGCACCAGTGAGAGGATGGGCCACGTCGGCCCAAGCCCCATTAGGATGCCCCTTACGGATGTAATGGTTTCGCCCCAAGGGTAGAGTAGGTCTTGCGAACCCGTCAAGGAACGCAAGGCCCACTCCCATTCGGTGGGTAAGCACTTCCACCCCAAGACCAGGCCGTTAACGACTGCCTCCACTAAATCAAGTGGGAGCATGTCGCTGGCAGCCTTAAGGTCGGTCGAGACGATGAGGTCACCACAGGTGTGGTGGCCCATCGCTTGTTCAACAGCCAGCCGGCGGTTCCCCTTCAGGAACCCCTCGGTTTGGCGGGTTCTTTTAAGACCCGCGAGGAGGGCCCGGTTAAGGGCCGTCCCGGCAATTGTACACTCCACTGGGGGGGCGGAGATGATTCTACATTTCCACCCCCTCTCTGGGAGAGGACTGACCTTGTGCGTAGCGCGAGTGCGACCAGAAAGGATCGCGCCAGCGCTACACAGGTTTTGGGAACCTGAATTCCACCTGACGATCATGGTTTCTTCCTCTGATTGGAAGTCGCGGGTCCAGGCCTTAAGGTCTGGTTCGTAGTCGACAACGTCGGCTGCGACCGCGGTCCCCTCGGACGAGGGGAGCCCAGCATTCGTCAGGAGGGCGGCACGAGAAGATCTAATCTCCTCGCGAGCGCCCCCGGACCGCCGTGTGCGACCAAAGGTCGCAGACGGGGAGCAGGAGAGATTTGCGTCTTTCCACTCCGGAAGTCGGTCACGAGCCCAGTCGCGCACGAACGCGCGGCAAGAGCTCAGGAGTTCAGGCGCTGTGATGTGAGGAGTAAGCATTATGTCTTTATGGGCTATCAAGGCCCTCAAAGTGACCTTGGGGTCCCCGGCGGGCAAAGCCCGACCGAGGAAGGAAAGTTGCTCAAGAGCATTCTTCCCCCCCATGCACAAAAGACGTGCAATAAACCTCGCATCCGGACCCAGCGACACACCCGTGAGGATGTGAAGCCGGGCCTGGCCAGCAGCAGTTTTGAGGTACTGGATTGTAAATCCAGCACCACAACCACGAGACGTTGTCTCGACCCAGGACGCCAGTTTTAAGAACTGGCACCGCCTCCAAGTCGCAAATTTGGAGGCCCCCCAGGGCCGGACCTGTCCGTGGACTGCCGCTGACACAGCAAGAAGTGCTTCCCACACCTTCTCCAAAAGAGAAGATGTGTTTGGTGGGAAGCGGTGTGCTTTACGGTTCGCACTAGGAATCCCCGGAAGGGACCTAGTACGAGGCCTGCACTTAGGTGCCACCCCCTTCCTTTTACGGAAGGTGGGGAGCACCTTGCCATTTGCAGCCTCGGACGCGAACACCCATAGGCTCGCTCCAGATGGAACGGGCTTACTATGTGGTGACGTACGTTGC